AAACTAGATTTATTGAACGTTCATGTGTATGAGTCCGTCACTAGTGAAGAACATTTAGTAAAGTTAATGCGTGAACCAGATTGGAAGAAATTAAAGGAATCCACTTTTGTCGAAAAACTCATACACTTGAACAATCAATTTTATAATCTACAAAAGATGCCTGAACCCATTGATAGCATCCCACGACTTGCTATGTTTCTTGCTATCATTCGTCCTGGTAAAAAACACCTGATCGGTGAAACATGGAGTGAAATTGCTAAAACTGTTTGGGATAAAGGTACAGACGGATATACGTTCAAACGTAGTCACGCCGTAGCATATGCACATTTAGTAGTAGTGCATATGAATTTATTAGGAGAACAAGATGGAAAACTCGGTTGATATGGCAAATAACTTGATTAAAAGAGTTATGAAATTGCAGGAGTTTATAGTAGAGACAGATGTTCCTGAAACTTTTAGATTTAAAGGAAATGTTCCTTTTGATTTGACTATCAATGAGGGTTGGTTAACTGCTAAAGTTTATGCTATTGATTTTACAGAAGCAACACAGATACTAAATGATTGGTTGATTCAGAATACTGACCTTTAAGGTATTCTTTTTACTAGAGTAATCGACCTGCGTTTGCTTCTACGTTTGGTCAGTTCATTGATGCTACACACAGGACCATGAACTATTGTTAGGCTTTTATTGCTGAATGTCCTAATATAAGGCTTGAAAATAGTCCATTCTTCTTTGAGGAACAGGTTTATTGGAACAAGTCTATTGCTCTCCCACCACCATATATCCCCTAGTTCTAAGAATTTTTCCTTGATCCACGGCTCTATTATTGATCCGTAATCATAAATCGTTGTCACTATATCGTCACGATTTTGAATAATACCTACATAGTCCTGCCCCGCATAGGAACAAACTGTTATAAAAGGGTGATTTTCGCTAAGTTTCTTAAAAAATTCGTTGTGAATCATTAGTTTATATTTTACGGTAGTATTTATCGATTAACATTTCCAAATAAATAAATATAATATCAGGAGCAAATATTTGTGTACTCAACTGCCGTCTTTTACTATACCCAGCGCCAGATTGTAATTCTATTAACCGGGAATTCCCCAAGGAGATATATGCCTGTTTACGCTAAACCTCTAACTCTGCACAAAGGTGTAGATAATCAGATTCAATTTCAATTCTTAAACCAAGAACAAAAACCTGTGGATATCACAGGTAAATCAATAACCTGCAGAATTTTAAACTATCAGGGCAATGAATTACTCATTCAAAAAGCATTGACCTTACAATTACCCGCTACAGGCATAGCCGCATTGATACTCAATCCTGCTGACTTAGAAAACATCGTTGCACAGAAATGTTATTACACATTAGAGATTCCTGTAGGTGACTTTGACTTCCCTGTATTTGTAGACAGCAACGCGGGCGCAAGAGGTGATATCAATATCGTTAATTCCATATTACCTAGCTTTGTCCCAAGTTATGAAGTTTCTATTCCTACAGGCCAACCATTCCCTAACTTAAACCCTAACGCTAATTCAAATAGCAACAGTCAAACATACTATTCAAGTACAATTGAAACCAACGATAACCCGGTATTGACATTACAAGCAAGTTATGCAGGTTATTATGGTAACATGGCAATACTTGGATCTACTATTGTAGACAATGATTGGTATGTAATTGACACTGACACTGGATTAGCAAACGTGACAGAAACAAAAGGTTACGTAGTCAAAGGATATCACCCATATATCAGAATGCAGTTTGTAAGTAACGTGGGCGTAGTCACAAATATATTGGCTAGATAATAGTTGCATTAAGTAGTATAATATGTTATACTTACTAAATGTTCGATATCCTATCTATCATTCCGGGCAAGAAGAAAAACACAAGTAGTGGTTGGACTAGTTTCAACGCTATTTGTTGTAGCCATTTCGGACATAAAGCCGATCGTAGAGGTCGTGGTGGCATAAGGTTTGACGGAACCAACTGGGCATATCATTGCTTCAACTGCGGGTTCAAATGTAACTTTACATTAGGTCGTAGTATCACAAATAAAACTCGCCAACTGTTAACATGGTGTGGTATTGACGATATCGAAATACAACGTTGGAGTTTAGAAAGTTTACAGCACAAAGACTTGTTAGACTTCACACAGCCTAAAAAGAAAATCAAAATAAAGTTTAACGAACACAAATTACCAGAGGGTATATTGTTAGACAAAAATGACCCCCATCACAAAGTATTCGTTGATTATGTGCAAAAGAGGGGTATAAGTATTGATGAATATCCCTTCTTGATTACACCACACGAACAAGGTCGTATGGGTAACAGAGTCATCATACCATATACTTACAATAATAAAATTGTAGGTCATACTAGTAGATTCTTAGATGATAGAATTCCCAAATACTTAAACGAACAACAACAGGGATATGTGTTCAATATAGACATGCAGAAACCTGAATGGACTGTGTGTATCGTAACAGAAGGTATATTCGATGCGCTTGCTATTGATGGCGTGGCAGTAATGCACGATGATATTAGCAACGAACAGGTACAACTATTAAGTACTCTCAATAAATCCATTATCGTAGTTCCGGATCAAGATAAGACTGGACTAAAGATGTGCGACAGAGCATTAGAATTAGGATATCAAGTTAGCTTACCTAATTGGGGCAAAGAAGTTAAAGACGTTAATGATGCTGTAGTCAAGTATGGCAAACTACCAACCCTATTAAGTATACTACAGAGTGCTACAAATAGTAAAATAAAGATAGAATTGAGGAAAAAACAAATTGGCAAACAAATCGGAATTTAAGATTGAATATACAGTAGAATTACAAAAGTGGTTTTTAAAGATGATGTTGACGGATGCTCAACTATACACACGTGTGGCTAACATCATCAATTCACAAAACTTTGACAAATCATTAAGACCAGTAGTAGATTTATTTAAAGACAGCGCAGAAAAATTTAGCACAATACCAGAACCAGAATTCATTGAAGCAACAACAGGTGTAAGACTAGAACCATTAGAAAACATAACAGAAGGTCACACAGAAAAGTTTTTAGAAGAATTTGAAAAGTTTACAAAACGACAAGAATTAGAACGTGCGATTCTTAAAGCCGCAGATATGCTTGAGAAGGGTGATTATGGCCCTGTTGAAAAACTAATCAAAGACGCAGTACAAATCAGTTTACAGAAAGACATGGGTACTGATTACTTTGCTGATCCTAAGGCACGTATCAACAAATATTTCAATGCAGGCGGACAAGTAAGTACAGGCTGGCCACAAATGGACAAACTATTGTATGGTGGTTTCAGTCGAGGTGAATTGAACATTTTTGCAGGTGGTTCAGGTTCAGGTAAGTCATTGGTTATGATGAATATTGCATTGAATTGGTTACAGATGGGTCTGAGTGGTGTTTATATCTCACTTGAACTTTCAGAAGAATTAACAAGTTTGCGTACTGATGCGATGTTAACCAGCATGAGTACAAGAGAGATTCGCAAAGACATTGAATCAACTGAACTTAAAGTTAAGATGGTAGGTAAAAAGTCTGGACAATATCGTGTTAAGGGTATGCCTGCACAAAGTAACGTTAACGACATTAGAGCATATCTGAAAGAAGTGCAGATTCAAACAGGAATCAAAGTTGATTTTGTAATGGTTGACTACTTAGACTTGGTCATGCCTGTGTCTGTAAAAGTTAACCCTAACGACCAGTTTATTAAAGACAAGTATGTATCCGAAGAATTAAGAAACTTAGCAAAAGAATTAGGTATTTTATTGGTTACAGCGTCACAGTTGAATCGTAGTGCTGTTGAAGAAATTGAATTTGACCACAGTCACATTGCTGGTGGTATCAGTAAGATTAACACAGCAGATAACGTATTTGGTATCTTTACAAGTCGTAGTATGCGTGAGCGTGGTAAATATCAAATTCAATGTATGAAGTCACGTAGTTCTACGGGTGTAGGACAAAAGATTGACTTAGAATATAACATTGAAACAATGCGTATTACAGACGAGGATCCTGACGGATATGCAGAACAACAGGCTAAGTATAAACCTAGTCCAAGTCCTAATGACATTATGAACAAGTTGAAGCCACAATCTACTATACAGTCCTCTACACCTATTATTGATTCTAACACAGGAGAGATATTAGAAGCCGCAAACAAGCATGTTGTAGCCGACGTACAAAGTACAAAATTAAAGAATTTGCTTAATTCTTTAAAGAAATGAAATATAACAAATACATTGTAGCCCACGCCCCGGGAAGTTCAGGAACTTTTATTACTATGATATTAGATAGGTTGATTTTGAATTCAAATCGGCCTATCAATGTTTACCCAAATAATTCTGCCCATGATGTTCGTGGGATAGCACAATATCAACGGTCTACACGCAACCAAAATTACACTGGCATTAGTGTACCTGATGCCCATGCCTCTGATATATATGATACTTTTTATTTTGATCGCCCGGGAAAAACTTACTCATCTATTTTGACTACTCACGTGTATCCAGATTTTAAAAAAATAAATGAAAAATATGACGACCTGGGGATAATAATAATTAAATTTAATGAAGATGATGTTAAAGAAATATTATTCAATTCATTTTATAAAAACAAAAACGTAAAGTTATCTAATATTGAACTTACCGTCGCTTCTAAATTTTTACTTGAAGATTATAACAACTTTATGAAACTAGAGGACACCCCCAAAAACTGTTTGGTATTACAATATACCGATCTTTTCAGGGATTTGTCTGATAGTTCAAATACTATCAATAAAATTAAAGAATTTACAGGAATATCCGTGGAACCAGATGCAATTATTACTGCTTATTATCAATATATTGAGGGCAGAGACAGATTAGTAAAAGACTATGTATTAAGATAAATACGTATAGGATAATTATATGCAGAAACAAACTCGTAGCCTATTGCAGGAGTTAGAAGCCCTTGGTACTAATCGGGATACATCTCATGTTATTGAGAGTAGGGCCCATAATATCATTACCAGCGCAATAAATCTAATTGAATTAATTCACCGTCACTATCCTGAGGAACAAGCTCAGATACTAGAACGTAAACTATTAGGTGCAATAAAGAGCAAAGATCAGGCTAGGTTTGCTAAATCTTTAAGGAAAAATAGTCGTGAAAATGAATGAACTAAATGAAGCGTCATTAGGTGGTGCTCTACTATCTCAATTAGGTGCTAAATTAAAGGGAAGCGGAGAAGGTCAGCTTACTTTAAAAGATAGAATGCGCCAACAGCAGTTTATCTCAGACTTTATTGGACGAGCTACATTAAATTTAAATCAAGGCATACAAAGCGGACTTATTAATCCTGATCCAAAAGCACAAGGCCCAGCAACACAAGGTGGCGGCAAAGGTGTAGAACAACCTGCACCAGGACCCGCACCGAGTCCGGCCCCCGGTCCTCAGCCATCTCCACAACCCGGCCCGACTCCCGGCCCTGCACCTAAGCCTGGTCCACAGCCATCTCCACAGCCTGGCGGAGCTAAACAGCCCGCAGGAAAAACTCCAGATGAGTTAGCACGTATTAGAAAAGAAAAACAAAAAGTAGCTGGAGCAGAAATTCAAAAACAAATGGCAGCTAATCCTGCTCCAACTAAGGCAGCGCCTGCACAACCAGCAGCCAAGACACCTGCTCAAGTGAGACAACAAAAACAAGCGGCTGCAACTGCTACTGCACAAAAACAAATGGCACCGTTTAGTAAAGTACAGCCATCACCCGCTGTATGGAAAAATAATCGTAATCCAAATGCACCTGCTACACGTAGCCCTATGCAACGTGAAAGTATTGAATCTTTATTACATGAAGAAGGTCAATACGCATATACTATAAGTTCATACTTACAAAACTTTTTAAAACAGTATATGAAGGGTATGGATACATCTGCATTGAAACCAATGGTTGACGCAGTTCAAGCATCATACGCACAAGACAGAGGTAAATCAACATTGCCAAAATTAGCAAGCGCGGCATTCTCATTGTATTGGACTGGTGGCGGTGCTGACAGTGCAACATCAGGAGCGGGCGCACCTAAATCTGTTGGTGATGCGTTAGCAGCCGGCTTGAAACAAGGATTAACTGGCAAAGCCGATGCTGAAGCAGGAGCTGAAGCAGGCACCGGAGACACTACAGGAGCAGGTGGGACAACATCAGCAGTGGATACAACAACTCCTGGAGGTACAGCATCGCCTAAACAAGCAGGTTCTGCGTATCAACAAGCAAAAGAATTAGTCGGCAAACTTAACAAGCAACAAAAACGATATGTATTGAATGCGTTGAAGAAAGAGTTAGGTATGCCTGTTGATACTAAAGTGGCGCCTGATGCAAGTGCAGGAGGTGCAGGCGCATTTGGTCAAATGGCAAGTAACTTAGCATCAAGACCTACAACATCTAGTACAGGTGGTACAACAACAGGTGTGTCTGGTGTAGGTAACGGTGTAGTTAAGCATACTGCAGGTAAGGGCACCAAGATTAAACAAGCTAAAGCATCAAAAGCAAAACAACCTACTACTAAAAAGACCCCGGCAAAAAAGGCAAGTCCTTTCCCAGTAGCAGAAAGTAAGACATATAAAGTTTGGGGCACAAAGTAATGAATCTATCTGAATCATTATCTTTACTTGCGAGTAAGATAGACCAATTATCTGTAGTTACCGAAGCGAAGGGTCACCTAGATCACCCTGAAGATTTAATATTCTTAGGTGGTAGTCAAGGTGCAAACAGCGCAGTAGATGCTATTGTCAATACTGTAAAAAATCCAAAGACAATTACAATCAAGTGGGACGGATATCCTGCATTGATATTTGGTCGTGGCCCTGATGGAAAGTTTTCTATCATGGACAAGCACATGTTCAATAAGAAAGACGGTTCAGGTCGTGCAGTATACAGTCCTGAAATGTTTGTCAAGTATGACATGGATCGTGGTGTAGAGCGTACACAATTACATCAACTAATTGCAGAGATATGGCCTGGTTTAGAAAAAGCTGATAGTGGCAAAGGATATTATTGGGGTGACTTACTATTCAGTCAACCACTACAACCGCAGAAAGATGGATTGTATCATTTCAAAGCTAACCCAAATGGTATAGCATATACGGTTGATCCTAAGAGTGAGATTGGTAAAGAGTTAACAGGCAAGCAAGCAGGTATCGTAGTACACCAGTTTATTCCTCCAACCGCTATGACAACTGACGAAGCAACACCATTGAATGGTACTATTGGCAAGTTGAAGAACAACAGCAACGTAGCAATTGTTCCTGCTAAGATGCCGATCACACCGTCATTGAAGATAGACAACAGTTTAGTTAAGAATGCTAAATCAGCAATAGACAAGTATGGACGAGCAGTAGACCAACTAATGTCAACTGCACCACAAGCCGCCAGTGCGTTCCAAAGTTTATTTACTACGTATATTAATAAAAGAATTGTCTCTAAGAATCTTAATGATTTAGTAGATGGATTTATGGAATACTTTAACAGTCGTCCAATGACTGATAGTATGCGTACTAAGTTATCACAGCATTTACAAGCAAATCAAGCTGGACTAGTTGGGGCCTTTACTATCTGGGTTGAATTGTATAAGTTAAAAATGGCTGTTGTAGAACAATTAAACAAAGCCGCAGAAAGTGCCCCAGTACAGGGTTATCTACAAGACGGTACACGAACACAAGAAGGGTTCGTTAGTCAGGGTCTAAAATTCGTTGATAGAATGGGTTTTAGTGCTCAAAATCTAGCCGGACAACGTTAATTTTTAGTTCCAAAACCGATATTTTTTTGTTCCTGGCATAAATACTTTTATGAAGCAGTAGGCTTCAAACTATTTAAGGAATTTAAAAATGGCACAATTTACACGTACCCATGGTGACTATCAACCAGTAGCAAACTTTGACCAATTTGAGTATCAAGTTGGTGCAGTTAACGCAGTAACTTCAGGCGCAACAGTTCAGCCTCAAGGTCCTAAGTTAGACTTCTTCACTATCACTTTCACAGGTGCAGTGACAACAACTCAGTTTAACACAGCTATCCAAACTATTCAGCAATTAGCTACAATCTATATGTATGAATACACAGATACAACAGACGACACATTAGCTGTTGCTGTTTATCCAGTTGGTGCATGGACAACTTCAACTTTAGACACAGCTATCACAGCCGCTGTTGAAGGTTGTACAGTAGCCGCTTCTGCTACATTCACAGGTTAATTTTAACTTGCACACAAAGAACCCGAGAATTTCTCGGGTTTTTTTACCTCTATAAATAACTGTATGAGTTATATGTTGACCTGTTATACATTATTTGATATTACACAAACAGGTGTATTAAATCGTCAAAGACCTGCGGATCAACTAACTGAAGACTGGATCTATAAAAGAAATACACAAAGTAATTTTGATACTATCCTACAAGCTATATCTTTGCGAAGTCAACCAGACATAGTTAGAAATCCTAAAAAGTTTAAGATAAAATTCAACGAATTCACTAATTTTGGGTTTTTGTATGAGGATGAGAACGAAGTTAGTTGTTGGTCATTTGACTTTACGGTACAGCATAGTAGTGTATTCAAAGATGGTATATCTGATTTAGGTGCCTTATATAATGACTGCCATAATGTTCCTATGATAAAGTGCGGAACTGAATGGATCAAGCTGTCAAATATATTAGATACCACAGACGAGTTAAGAAACATTTATTTTGAGGTCATGAATAATGGATGAAAAATTAGAAACTTTAGAAAAAGTAATTTCTAAGAAAGACATAGAAGATATACAAAAAATCATTATCTATCAGGATAGTGATGGAAGCTATACAGCTTATGGAAAATATCATATTGTTAAGAATCCAGATGGAATTTACAAAGTTTCAATTATAGGAACACACACTGTCAAGTATTTCTATAAATTAAAGAATGCGGCAGCATGGTGCAGTTTTGACAAAAGAATGTTGCTGAAACAAGCACGTAGATTGCATCAACTAGATCAAATGGTATTCAGTATGGACACCGAGATTCAGATACATTCCAAACTGATAAAAAAGTCAAAGGATGACGAATCTGCGTTGATTTACCTTGCTAAATTAACTCAAAATAAATTTAAAAAACGAAGTTTTATCAACGAAATTAACGATTTCATACAAGAATATCAGCGTTGGCAGACAAAAATGTTCAATACAAAACCAAGTTATTGAACAGAAAATGATAAATAATTAATATTAGTCACAGGACCTTTAACTATGAAACTAACAGATTTAGACAACAAACCAGTTGTTACAGCAAGCAAAGCATTATCTCAGAACTATGAAGTTCCATTTAACGTGGATAAGATGGGTATGGTGAATACCGTATCTATGCTTAACAAAGTTCGCGGGTTAATGAGCGAAGCAAAAGAAACAAAAGAATTCTACCAGAATCAAGCAAGCCCTTCATACATGAAATTAGTTTTCATGGAGCAGGCTCTATCTCATCACTACGATGATTTGAAATCTCGCCCAACATCACGTATTGTTTTTGAGAACGAAGAAGTAGAAAAATCACAAGTTGTATTAGCCGCACAAGACTTAGTTGATAGCGTACAAAAGATGCTTGAAGAAGTTAGTGATATGCTTGTTAAAGAATTACCTGCATTAACTACAGGTATTGGCAACGAAATGGGCGAAGAGTCTAGCCAATCATTTAGTCAAACTGCTACAGATGCATTGACACAACTACAAGGTGCAATCACTCAAGCCAGAACAAGTTTACAATCTGCATTGGGTAGCATCACTGGTCAAGGCGGTGGTGGCTTTGGTGCAGCCGAAATGGGTGCAGGCGCTGACCAAATGGCAGCAGGTGCAGCCGAAATGGGTGCAGGCGCAGATATGGGTGCAGACGCAATGGCAGCACCGGCAGCGGCTCCTGCTCCAGAGTTACCAGCAGAAGAACCAGAAGCAGAACCAGTTGGTGGCGTAGGTAGAGCCAAGAGGTAATATCTATGCGACTTTATGAGTTCGCAGGTAAAGACCCGATCATTACCAAATTAGTTGTGTTGTCCGATCAACTTGAAGATGCTGTTAACAATGGCGACATTCAAGGTGAATGGACAACCGAACAACTATTAAATTTTCTTGCGGCAAACGGTATCAACGTTGATGAACCAGATATATTCGATATGGTAAAAAAACCACCATTGAGTAGAGTGATAAGTAATATCAACAACGATGTTGTTACATTTAAAGGTCAAGAACAACCAAACTTACCGGCTCCAGATCAAAATCAGAGTCAAGAGGTTGTGAAGCAAATGGCTCAAAACGCAATGAAATGATTAACATCACAGAATTAGCAAAGAAAAAAGTTCAACAAACTCTCAAAAAGAGAGGCAAAGGTTTAGGAATCAGAATAGGTGTTAAAACAACAGGCTGTTCTGGTTTAGCCTATGTGCTTGAATATGTAGATCAACCACTTCCAGAAGATATTAAAATAGATTGTGACGGGTGTAATTTATATGTTGATCCTAAAAGTTGCCCCTATGTTCAAGGCATGACTATTGACTTTGTGCGTAATGGTCTTAATGAGGGGTTTGAATTCAAAAATCCAAATGAGCGTGACCGTTGTGGATGCGGTGAGAGTTTCCGTATATGAAAATTTCGCATATAGTAACTAACGGATGTAGTTTCACTTATTGCCAGGGTTTGCCTGACATTGTTAATCAAGGTTGGCCTGCGTTAATTGCTAATGGATTGAATTGCCCTGTAGTGAATCTAGGATTGCCAGGGATAGGTAATGATAGCATACACAGAAGAACATACGAATATATCTATGAAAATCAACCAGTTGATGAACATAAGCCACTGGTAATTATCGAATGGACTCAACGATGGCGAACAGAGCAATGGCTTAATAAAGAGAATGATTATATACTAATACATAGGCCAGAATCAACTAAGTATAGCACATATGCTCAAATGGCACTAATGGAAAATTATAACGAAGAAAACTTTTTACGCAAGACAATTTTATATAGGTTAAGTCTTATAAATTTGTTTGAAAGTTTAGAAATTCCTTACTTAATGTTTGATTACGACGGTGCATATGATCCTGCTAATACTGAAAAATTAGTAAGTAATATTTTCCCTAACATGGTTAAAGAATCATCAAATCGATTTGACTTGGGCCCGTTATATAAACTCACAGGAAAGTTACCAAAATTACCTTGTGGGCATGACGATGTGGATGGACAAAATGTATTAGGAAGTCATATCTTATCAAAAATTAAAGAAATATTCCCTCAATTAGAATTTGTTAATGATTCTAAGTTTCTAACGCTGAGGGAGTTTTCTCAAACAAGCAAGTATCATCGAAAGTTCCCAGAATGGTGTGATTTTCAGTTGAAACCTGCTATACTACCGTAATGTATATACCCAACAAATATAATTATGTTTCAATTAATAGGGAAACAATCAATGGAGAACGTAGATACGCTACACCTGATGGTGAGAAACTACCTAGCGTAACTACAGTACTTTCAGCAACAGCCCCCAAAGAGAAATTAGAAGCTCTTAATGAATGGCGCAAACGAGTGGGGCCAAAACGAGCGCAAGAAATAACTACAGAAGCGGCTGGTCGAGGAACCAGAATGCACAAGTGGTTAGAAGATTATGTCAAAACAGGGCAGATAGGAACCCCAGGATCTAATCCATACTCCATACAAAGTCACAAGATGGCTGAGACAATCATCTATCAAGGATTGAGTAAATGTAATGAATTTTGGGGCACTGAAGTACCCTTATACTTCCCTAAGATTTATGCAGGTACTACTGACTTAGTTGGTATACATGATGGTGACGAAGCTATCATGGATCACAAGCAAACAAATAAGCCTAAAAAACGTGAGTGGATTGAAGATTATTTCTTACAATTAGCAGCCTATGCTAATGCACATAATGAAGTACACGGCACTAAAATTCGCAAAGGTGTCATCTTTATGTGTTCTGCGGATAACATTTATCAGGAATTCATCGTTGAAGGTAACGAATTTGACGAGTGGTCTGATAAGTGGTTCCGTCGGCTTGAACAGTATTACTTGCTTTAAAGATAAATAAGTGTAAATCTTTAAAGAATTTACACTTATGGCGATTATTCAAATATCAAAAATCCAAGTCCGTTCTGGTAATCTAGTTGATCTACCACAACTTGACGAGGCTGAATTTGGTTGGGCATCTGATGACAAAAGACTTTTCATCGGTAAAACCACACCCAACGAAAACATTGAGATTCTAACATCTTATTCAAACATTGATTTTAGCCAATTAACCGGCAGTTATGGAAATTTAAATATTACTGCACCGGTCAATGGCCAAGTAATGTCATATAACGAAGCATCAAATGCCTGGATAAATGCAGGTGGCAACTCGCTTGATCCGGCTGAACCTAGCTATTGGTCAAGTCAACCAATTCACTTAGGCAATGTAAGTAATCTGTTTATCGGTGGCGGCTCAACTGGTTATATCTTACAAACTGATGGATATGGTAATTTATCCTGGACACCTAAAGGAACATTATATACTAACATTAAAGCAATTTCTAGTGCCACAACTGGTATTATGACAGTTGCTAATACTACTCCATATACTAATGGTCAAGCTGTTACTATCACTGGGGTGTTAGGTACAAACGCTAATTCAGTTGTCAATGGACAAACATTCTATGTTAAGTTAGCAAACGATTTCCCCACAACAGGTAATGTTGGTCTATACACTACTTCTGGATTAGTGACGGGAGTAGATACAACAACATTAACGGCTACCGCAAATACTGGTGTTGCAACAGGAGTTATCTCATCTGGTAGTGGTAGTGGTGCCGCCGGCGGCACAACATATTCTATACAGTATAACTACAGCGGTGTATCTACCGGCGATGCAAGTTTCACGTGGAACAATAGTTCTAGTACACTTACTGTAACAGGTACTGCTAACGTCAGCGCCAATATTAACTCTGCGGCTAACGTAGTAGCAAGTAGATTAATATCTAATATTGCTACCGGTACTGCTCCATTAGTAGTTACAAGTACAACACGTGTTGCTAACTTAGATGTTGCTAAAGCAGGTGTTGCAAATACAGTAAATGATGCGGCACAATCAAACATTACTAGTGTTGGTACATTAACAAGTGTAAGTGTCAGTGGTAACGCCAACATAGGAAACATCGGTACGGGTGGATTAATTACTGCAACTGGAAATGTAACCGCAGGTAATTTAGTAACAGGTGGTACATTAAGTGTAACAGGCAATGCTAATATCGGCAATATAGGTACTGCAGGTTTAGTTACTGCTACGGGTAATGTGCGCGGTGGCAACTTAACAACAGGTGGTGCATTAAGTGTAACCGGTAATGCTAATATTGGTAATATAGGTACAGGTGGATTGATTACGTCAACCGGTAACGTCACTGGCGGAAATATTATTACAGGTGGTTTAGTAAGTGCTACTGGTAACTTACAAGGTGGAAACTTAGTATTAGCAAACAATGCAACAATTACAGTAGGTGCTAACACAAACGTTGGTACTATCACGGGTAATTGGTCATTATCAACCGGGTCAAGACTACAATCGACATACGCTGACTTGGCAGAATACTATGAAGCAGACATGATGTATGAAGCAGGTACTGTATTAGAATTTGGTGGTGAAAAAGAAGTTACAATAGCAGAAGATGCAACAACAAGAGTTGCAGGTGTTGTATCTACAAATCCAGCTTATGTAATGAATTCAAGTTGCCCAGGATACGCTGTCCCAATAGCATTACAAGGACGTGTACCAGTTAAAGTAAGAGGTAAAGTAAAAAAGGGAGATTTAATGGTTTCTGGTGGTAATGGATATGCTAGACCATGGAATCATGCTACACCAGGTATGGTGATAGGTAAAGCCATCGCAAATTTTGAAGGATCAGATGGTGTAATAGAAATAGCAGTAGGAAGATTATAATATGGCGTCAGTAATTTATACAGCAAATGGAACAAGTCAAAGAACAGCGGCTGCATCAACCGATAAGGTTCGTATTGCTACCACAACGTCTGCAATCGCAGTGGCAGTTGGAAACTCAAGTGTAACAGCTAATACAACAGCTTGTGAAATTATTCCTGCAAATACAGTAGATAATAGTTTTATTGTTGGACAAGGAAACTACATTGCATATATTAATGTTGCAGGAACAGCAGGTGCATTTAGTATTACTGAATTAGGCGCCAATCACCCTGCTACAGGCACTGAGTGAGGCCAATTTAAAATTTTAGTTGGATCGCTATTTGCGATATCTAAGAAACGATTTTGATTGTGTTTCAGCATATCCAGTTGTGATTGATATAATTCAATAGGATTATCTATCAATTTCAACTGGTTAACTATTTCTGTAATACTACAATCATTTAATTTTTTATTATCAAATAATTTTGCAGGTGTATAGAAACCTAACTTTTCTAATTGTTTAACAACGCCCGGATTTGAATTTAGAAAATATGGTCTAAGACCCATAATTGGTTTGTATGTTTTTTCACTTAATTGCCATGGGTCAGTAATTTCTGTTTCACTTACAATAACTGAATACGTATCGTTCCATACATTCATATCACCGATTGTTAATATATCTTCTGGTCTACTAAAACGTAAATCAGTGGTATGTAAATTTTGATCGTACTCTTTAGTTTTATCATCAACTTCTGAAAAATGTCCCTCTTCAAATGTAATAAATCCTTTATTGTGTAGATTATTTTCTATCAATGTTTTTACTAGTTCTATTCGCCATGGTCTAGGTTTTCTATTATAAGATAAAAACAAATACTTGCACGATGGATTAACAATACTTGACAAGTCATTAAATTTAACCATCAAATTAGGAAACCATGAACTGTAATGTGTTTCTGAGTTACCCACAAATTCAATCATCCAACCTGTTAGTTTCAAATATTTAAAAGAATGTGTATGATGTAACCAATATAAACCATCAACTGTACCGGCAAACCAAAGTTTTGTATTATCTTGTCTACCATTTTGAAATATAAAATTTAATAAATCCTCACCTATGTTTAGCCATGTGCAATTGATTACTATATTATTTGTATACTCACTTGTATCAGCTATTTCATTTTTAAGGTTTTGAAACCAAACTAATTCAGTTTTTCCAATAACTCTAGGCTCAGCCCCGTAAAATTTGCCGTATTCTAATATGGTAGTCATGTGTTTATTTATGGCTTATGATAAATACAACGTACATTCTTAATTCTGAGAATTTATGCGGTCCCCGCCGCGTAGTAGGCTAGAACCTACGTTTAACAAGGAGAAAACAAATGGGACGTCCTCTAAAAATAGCTAAGGCTCAAACAGGCTTAA